CAGGGTGCTAACTTCAAACTGAAGGCAAAGAACGTTGCTGGTTACCGCAACTATGATTCATCCGAATTTGCTGCACAGAGTGCATTGTTGGATGATGATGATGCAATGGAAGCGATTTGGAAGAAGCAATACTCTCTGGAAGAGTTTGTTGCTGCTGATCAGTTCAAATCATATGATGACTTGAAGAAGCGTCTTGATTATGTTCTTGGTAACAAGGGCACTCCTCGTTTCCAAGACCAGGAAACTGTTGAGGTAGAGGAAGATTTCCGCTCTTCTAACCGTGGTCCTGCTCCTCAGGTAACTTCTACACCTGGTGATTTCAATGCTGAAGATATTGTGAGTTCTAGTTCTTCATCTTCTCTCGATGAAGATGATGATACACTCAGTTATTTTGCACGTCTTGCTGAAGAGTGAAGATTGATTGTGTGATATGTTGAGTAACTAAATCAGAAACCGCAGATTAATCTGCGGTTTTTTTATGGAGATTGCAATCTTAAATTGTGTGCTCTCTTAAGTTTTCTATTTATTTTTTGTGATGATGAAGTATAGATTGCAGAGTTTCTTACATCACTTAATAAAGTTTGTAAGAATGATGACTTAAGAACTTCAATAGATCTTTTGGCGTCATTTCTCCTTATTTCATACTCCATATTTGTAACTGGTACAGTAATATTATACTTTGTCATTTGAGACTCTAAACCACTATCATAAAATTTAACATATGAAGTATTTACTTCAAGTGAGGTATCATTTGGTATTGGTGATTTAAAATTATAATCAACTATTTTCCCGGCAGGTAATACCATTCTCCCTCTTGAGTCTTTAATCTCTATAGTTTCATGAAAACGTATTTCATTTAGTGAATTGCCATAAACATTAGATGCATACTCGTAAACATCTTTGTGTGAAAGTGGCCATTGATCTCTGACATTAATGATATTTGCCGAAATAAGAACAACCCAATCTAATTGAGGTGATCCATAAATTTTATCGGCAACTTGATCTGGACGATCCTCACCATTTATTTCATATCTTTGAAAATTATTTACTGAATATAAAAGGTCATCTCTTAATTTGAATCTTTTGAATAAATTTTTTGCCTCAATATATTCAGATGCTGAATTTCGATCTGAAAGAGGTGAAAGATATTCAATATTTGGTAATTCTCTGAAGTATCCCATTTTAGAATCCTACTCCTTCGACATTTGCTTGAACTCCATTAGTAATACCATAGGTTAGATTTGGTTTAGCATCTCCTTTATAAGTGCTGTCTTGTCCTTCGGTAAAGGCATCATCATTATAATCTTCTTTATAAATTGGTACGAGTTCTTTAAACGTTAAATTTAGTACTAAAGAAATTGGTGTTCCATCATTATAAGTTGCATATACATTTTCGCCAGTATAATTGACCTTCATATCACTCAAAGCACACTGTTTAAATCTATTTAAGAAAGGGTGTAGTTTATTTCCCTTTTTATAATGCAATTCAAAGATATTAGGTGTATGCAAAAATAATCTACCCAGGTTTTCCGATTCAGTTTCACCCATACTTGGAGCCATATTCATCTTCAACGATCTTATAATCGATTTAACTTGAGTTGATTCATTTTCATCTCTTGGGGTCATTTTAAACGAGAAGTCGAAAGTCCTTAAAGTTACATTATTAAATAATAGTTCCATGTTTGGATTAAGAATTGTTCCGGAACCTCTTGCCAATAATTGGTTTAAAGAAACATTAGCACCAAATACATTTACTGCTTGAGCGGCAATACTTTTTAGTGCTAGGTTTTTAAGTTGATTATTAGCAAAAATTCCGCTGGGTTCCGCAGAGTTGGGATCACCCATTACAGAACCCAGGGTATCACCGAATCCAGATGGATTTTCGATAAGTTCTAAAACTTCCCCAGCAGCAAATCCGGAGATAGCATTCATACTATCATTATCATATGATACAGAGTTACTATCTTGTATATTGGACGGCATTGGGAGTAAGATAACTCCATTCTCTGCTAATACCTGAGGTTTTAAAAAAGATGCAGAAATGCCAGATACACTTGCTGGATTACTACTATATGCATATGCGGCATTTTGGATATACTTTTCTTTATCACCATCACCTAGTCTTTTATTCTTCTTTATGGTAATTTGTAGATAATCAGTAGTATCCGTGATTGCTTCATAAGGATATCTTAATATTCCAGAGGGAGATGCCATTTAATATGACCAGTTATCTTATTATTAACTATTTAGAAGGTATTTAGCAAAAGGTATCTCTCGTGCATCCGCAAGTTCTTCAGAATTTATTTCATAGATCTGACCAACAATCTCATTCCAGGTATATTGACGAACTTTTCCCCAATGATAGTTAATTCCCCTAAATCCCCATGAGAAGATATCGGTAACTGCTACTAGAGGATTTTGATCATATCTGATATTGGGAGTTTTGGGTTGATATACAAAAACATAATATTTTCCAGATTCAGGTATCTTACCACCTTCATCTAAAACTCCCATGAGTTCAATCATTAAATCGTCCGGATCTTCTGTTCCAATAATATTACTCATTACTGAACGAATGCGATTTGAATTGTCGTCTGTTGGATAACTCATGCCCTAATGTTTAGTTCGTCTTCCGTAAGTATTTTAAATTCCCATCGACGATCTTCACAAAACTCTCTTGCTGCTTTCCACTTTGCCTGATTCTTTGCATACTCTGTTACTTCATACAGATATGCTTTTGTTTTTCTTTTTTTTACTTTTGGTTCTACAGTTTGTTTTTTTGGTTTAATTTCAATTAAATAACTTTTAATTTTATTTTCTTCTTTTACCTTTATATAAAAATCTGGAAAGTATCGATGTACTCGATTATCTAATGGCGAACGATATGGAAGAGCAATTTCCTCAGATCCCCATTCCAAAATATTATCGTTCCTATCACAATACACCATAAATTTTCTTTCCCAAAGAGATCTATAAATTACATTAGTTGGATCTCCCTTATATTTTTGGGGGGAGGTTGGTTTATATTTTCCCTTATATGACATCTAAATACTAATAACAATATATGTAATATTAATATTTAGATATGGCTGACGCACCTATTCACCACGTCCAATCTAAAGAACTTTATTCGGTTTTTGGGAATGGTGGGTTTGCTAGAGCAAATCAATTTCAAGTTACTATTAATAATGGGTGGGGTTACGATAATACTGGACAGGTTCCTTTCATACAACACCTTAATAATAGTGATTTGAAAAAAATATATGGTATTGACTGGAATACCCAAATGCAAAAGTTGATGAGTTTATCATGTTCTGATGCGACACTTCCAACCTCAACCTATGCAACTTCCGAAGTAAAGGATAATTACATGGGAGTCACAGAAGAATTTGCTCATACTAGAATAAACACTGATATTGATTTTTCTTTTTATATTGATAATGATTATAAAGTTTTAATGTTTTTTGAGGCATGGATGAACTTTATCTCTGGTGGAAATAGTAATGATCTTAATGAACCAAGCATTTACGATGACATAACAGGTAAAACTCCTTTACGTGGGTATTATAGAAGGTTTCAGTATCCAAAACATTATAAAAACTCCGGTGGAGTTTATATTACGAAATTTGAGAAGAATCAAGGTGTTCTTGGATCTAATAGTATAAAATATCAATTAATCAATTCATTTCCAAAATCTGTAAATGCAATACCACTTAGATATGGTGATGCTGAAATTTTAAAGGTGACCGTTACCATGAATTATGATAGATATAGAACCTACAGAAGTACTGTTCAAAATACAGATGGTTTTGGGAACGTATCTGCTTCAGGAAATGAAGTGCTTGGTAAATCTGGACCACCATCACCTGGATCACCAACTGCTCCAGTTCCAGTGCAGTAATAAATAAAAATAACTGAATTGTTTAGGATATTATGCCCTTACCAAAAATTAGTACTCCAACATATGAGTTGGAAATTCCATCAACTGGAAAAAAAATTAAATATCGTCCCTTTCTTGTGAGGGAAGAGAAAATTCTAATCATGGCATTAGAATCTGAAGATATGAAACAAATTACTGATGCGATCATACAAATTCTTGGAGATTGTATTTTAACTAGAGGAGTTAAAATTATTGATCTTGCAACTTTTGATATTGAATACTTATTTTTAAATGTTCGCGGAAAGTCTGTTGGAGAAACAATTGAATTAAAAGTTACTTGTGAAGATGATGGGGAAACTGAGGTAGAACTTGAACTAGATATTGACAGTATTAAGGTTAAGAAAGATGAAAAACATAACAATATAATCAAACTAGACGATACTTTATCAATGAAGATGAAATATCCATCAATCAATCAGTTTATTGATAATAACTTTGATTTTCAAGAGGAAGATACATCGGTTGATAAGTCATTAGAAATGATTACATCATGTATTGAAATGATATACAATGAAGATGAATGTTGGTCCACTTCAGATTGTACAAAGAAGGAGATGGAAGAGTTTGTTGAACAAATGAATACTAAACAATTCAAAGAAATTGAAGGATTTTTTACAACA